CGGTCCGATCCGCGCCCCGATTTCAACGTAGGCTTCGCCAGCCTTGATTGCCCCTGCGCCCGCCATTATCGTTTACCCCGTTTCTTCATCTGCAATGCTTTGAACTCGGCCCAACTTGGCATGTTCTTTGCCGCCCAGCGTATCTGCTTCCGTGTCATGGGTGGCGCGGCTTTACTCTCCCCCTTATACGGATGCCATTTGTCCGGGTTGAACTCGGTTTTCTCCGATGCCTGGGCGATCTCCATCATGGCGCATAGATGCGCCGTGCGTGCCCACGCACCCTTCGCCTGCCATATCAGTGTGCGTAATGTATACCCCCACGGCTCTATCCCGGCTTCGCCCGCTAGGGTGTAGATGGCTTCCCAGTCCCAGGGCTTGCCTTCTGAAAATCCGAGCTGTCAGCGGCCCCCTTCGGCGCTTCGGGAAAGAACTCCTCAAGCTCCTGGCTGACGGCTTCAAGCAACGATTCAAAGCACCGCTTCCCCAGCCCGTTCAGCCAGTCCATATCAGACATGTAGCCACGTTCACGCGCCTGCTTCCTCGCGGCGTAGTAGGCCAACCCCAATAAGTCTACAGCAGGCACACGGCCACCCATAGCAGAATTGAAGATGTCAACACCGCATGCCTGCTTGTATTCCCACAACGCCCCAAGCGTCACCTGTATGTCCCAGGTAATACCCTTGTCGTCAGTAAATTGCGCCACAGCTATTCACCTCCAAAGATTACTGTCCTGAACCCCAGGTTCCATACGTGCTGCCGCATGCAACGCTGCCGCCGTCACCGTCACCACAAATCTTCCTGACGTAGCCATTGGATTTGATGTCAACGCTGAAGCCAATCGGGTCGTCCAGATTGCGCGGTGAAACGCCGAAGCGCGTTATCACGCAACAGCCGTTCCAGCCATAACCCTCGGCATCCTGCATCTTCCATTCAATGTTTTCCCTGGCGCGCGCCGCCTGTTCGATGCGCTGCAAGGCCGCATTGCTCGGCACCCACAGCCCCTCGATACTGGCTGTCATTACGGCCCGGCCCGTTTGGGTTTCATCCCACCCGCCGCTGTACCGCGTCGTCACGTCCATTTCTTTGAATGTGAACTCCGGCTCCACGTTGATTGCACGCGCAACCTTCGCTCCATCCATGGTGAGAGTGCATTCATAACCTCTCAGCCCCGGTTCTTCGCAAGCCATGTCCTATGCCCCCTAGTGTAAACGTCGTTGAGGACGCTACAGCGCCCCGCTGCCTTCTAAAACTACAACATCAACATTGATAATCATTCCGGGGAATCCGTCCCGGTCAGTTGTTTCTCTTGGGATGTCTGCCACGCATCCGACTTCGTAATACGGCGGGCGCAGCGTCAGGTGCTGCCTGTCAACCGCGCGCCACGCATAGAGTGAAATGTCGCGCAGGTTCGCGCGTGAGTCGCTTTTGTTCCCCCAGATCGTAATCGTCGCCCGCATGCGGCTGCCGCGCGAGGCCCGCGTGCCATACGGCGGCCCGCCTTCCTCTTCCACCGTTATCAATGGCTGCGGACATGGGATAGGCGCGGGCGCGAAGTCGAATATCGCCGGTGCGCCCTCGTACTCGGCCAGTTCAGCCGTCACCAAAGCATCGGCCACAAGCAAGTCGCAAATCGGGTCTGCTATCATCTCAGTCTCAATCCTGCCCAGAACTTTGCGAACTTCCGCATGCAGTTCAGCAGCGCAGGCCGCATGAATGCCCGCTTCGGATATCTTAGCCCACCGAATTCAGCCCAGTCGCCTGGATTATCGGGCTGTTCGTGTACCGCGCCGTAGGCTACTGTCGGCCCGACGATGACAGACGAGAAAGCACGCGCGGTTTGGATGCTGGAACGCAACTCGCCGCTCTGCGTGTGCGGCGGCGTACCCGGTGCCGATGGGGTGCCGCGTTTCTGGCCTACGCCCGTTCGTCCGCCACGGTTCATCAGCTTCTTGGCTTCTCGCTCGACAAGGAATCCCGCCTTCATCTCAGGCTCAGTACTTGCGCGCTCTACTGCGTTTGCCACGCGCCTTGCGTCTATCTTGACGCCAGCTATCTTGAATGTCGGCTGTATCACTAAACTGAACCGCTCCCCGTGCATGGCGTATCGTCTGGGAATATCGGCTTGTTGATGCGCTCGACTGCCGCCTTGTTCATCGGCGCACCGATATTGCCGATAATTCCCGTCACCTTGTAGCATCCGCTGTCCGCCACAATCACATCATCGGGCTTCACATCTTCGCCGCTCCGATACGTCAACTCAAACTCGTTGGAATGCACCATGATTGCGCCCCATAGCACGGTAGCGGTTCCATAGCTGTTGATGTACCCGTGCCGCCCGTCGCTTACCTTCGTCGGCCTGTACTTGTTCAGCAGCGCAAATCGCATATCAGATTCCTATGATTCGATACGGGTCAAGCAGCCGAGAAATGTCGGACGCCATCAGCGTTGTCCACGCGATGTTCCAGCCTGCGGTTGATTCCATCTGTACCCCGCCACGGTTATCGTAAATGCGCCGCACCATCTCCATGATAGCGCCCTGAATCGGGTACGGAATCACCAGCGTTTCGCCGTCGCATGGATGTATCCACATCGGCTCGCAACAAATCGGTTCAGCGCATTCGCCCCACAGCCTATGCCCGCTCCCCGAAGCCGAACCGCCGTAGCACCACGGTAGCGGCCAGTTAGCGTACTCGCTATTTTCAACAATCCAATCGTACCACGCTTCAAAGGCTGTCCCGTGATAGGCCGATAGCCATAGCTGAATCGGGCCGCTCGATAGCAGGATGGTCGCCGGTGCAGCAACCTCTGTCCATGCGTCAGTGTTCCATCGCTTTCCGTACATCCAGAACCGGCCACCGCTCCGGCGCAACCGCAAGTAGAAATCTTCCAGCGTCACCGTCGCGCTCGTGCTGGAATACTCGGTATCCTCTACCTCGTCTACGCGCTCCCATGAGAATACGCCCGCTGCATTCCCGAACCGCGCAGAGACACCGTTGTAATCATCGTTCTTGGCTACAAGATTCACGCCTGAACTCGCGGCCAATGCGCCCCCCGGCAGCTTCACATGTACGCGCACATCAAAGTCGCCCGTAATCCGCTGATAGATTCCTGACAGGCTCGCCAAATCAGATCCGCCCGAATCAATGACCATCGCGCCAGGATGTTCCGTCTCAGATACCGTGCCATCGCTCGACCACTTGGACGCAATCTCCTCGTTGTTGAAGAAGTCGCTGATGTCGTCACTGTCGCAATCGTCGGTAAACTTCGCGTCACAAAAGTTCTCTACAAAGGCCATGGCCGCACGAATCATCGTTGTGATAATCGTATCATCGCTCGTGTGCGTGACCTTCAGGTATTGCTTGCAGTCGGTTAGCGATACCGCGAGCGTTCTGTTTTCATACGTGGTCTTTGCCATGTCACTTATTATCCTGTAGCTTGTCGAGCCTTGCGTTCAGGCATGTCTCAGGCGTACACGACTTGCCGCGCCGATACGTCCTGCAATCGCGCCATGTCAAGCCCTCTGCGCCACCGTGTCCGGTATTCCCCAGCTTGCATTCATAGACGGGTAACTGTACGTCCGGCTGCCCCCTGCAACACTTGACCCGTCGCGTTCCAGCCGCGCCAGGCAGTCGCTCACCTCGATGTTCACACGCCACTAATTGTCCAGCCATGTTAGAACCACCCTCTTATCAGTGCCACATATAAGAATCCGATTGCTGGCACAATCAGGCTGTAACCTGCAATCAGCAGTGCCTTGACAAATGATGTTCTACGCGCCTCGCCTCGGCATCGAGATTCAATCGTTGTGACAAACGTATCGAACTTGCCTGTCAACGCCTTGACATCGCCGCTGATATCGTTCAGCGTGGCATCCCTGAATCCGTTTTCATATGTCTTTGCCATGTTGTTTACCCGTTCTCTGTTAGTCCCTTGTCGGTATGCTCGTACCATTCCAAGTGTACGTGGATTTTATTGGATGCAGCGCGTGATACGGCCGAAAATGCGTAGATTGTATTCGGCTTCAGTACCCACTCGCTCGTGCCGCGAACTTCGCCGCCGATTTTCTTCCCGTCACCGAAGACCGCGTGTTCCAGCACCTCTCCGTATGCGCTCCCGCTCCCCATGTCTGCATTGAGCGTCATTCGGTTGGCGGCGTCGGGGTTCGCGCTTGTATCAAGCACCCCGCTCGTGTTGCCGGAATTCCTGTTACGGTTATAGACCAGCCTTGGCGTTCCGGTGTTATCGGTAATCGTCATACCTTCGTACAGTGTGAATTCGGCCTCGCCGCTTGCTTCCATCTCAGACAGCATATGAATCCACTTCGTTGTACTTGGCGTCTTGAATGAGATGACGATGCGCTCTTTATCGGCCACATCTTCATCCGCGTGGAATACGTGATAGGAATCCCCGGCATGGATTTCGTGGTGTTCGTATTGAATCGTCTCCACGGCCCGCGTTGACTTGTCTATCGCCGCAAGCCTGTTCACATTGCTTCCGCTAACTTTCCCTCGCATCGCTGCTCCCCTGCGGCTTTGGGGCCAGGTTTTACCCCGGCCCCTCGGCCTATCCTACAAAGTCAATTACGTGGCGCAGCAACAGCTACCGCCAGCACAACCGACCAACTGCGCGAATGCACGCGGCTGAACAACTTCGCCGCCGACAATCGTGTAAACCTTGAACGCAGTGCTGTTCCTGCGGAACATCTCTCCGGCCACGTCCGAACGCGCCAGAACGACATCCTGCTCAACGGCCAGTACGTACTCGCTGAACTGACCGAACAGCACGTCACCGTCCGTACCCACTGCGGGCAGGCGGTGCGTGGTGTAAACCGGATGACCCAGTGCGGTGTCACCGTCGAAACAGTACACGTTGCACTCGCAGTCCGTGCCGCCGAAACGATCCTTCATCAGTTCCTTCGCGGCGTTATCCTGCATGACGTAGATTCCGCCCGGCCTGTGCTGGCGCCGTAACGCGAACAGCAGTTCAACCAGGTCTTCGCACTGCACGTCTGAGTTGCACTTGCGGTGTACCTGGTGGATGTCAGCGACATCAATGATGCCGTCAGGCTCCCCAACCGCCGTACCCGCCAAAATCGCCGTCTCGATGGTGTGCTTCACGGCCTCGCGGAACTTGGTCGCCAGAATCGTCTCGATGGGAACCCTCGACCGCTTCAACGCGCGATCCGTGATCTCGGTGTAGGCGCACAACTCGTAGCAGTCGATGTCAACTGAATCGAACTTGATCTGAGTTGCGGGCTTGTTATCGCCCTCGCACGTCAGCCACGTTGCAACGACCTGGCCGTATTCCAAAGCGTCAGTGCTGCTGACACGCACCCAGTTCGCCGTACCGCTCTCAGCCGGGACCATCGTCACCTTGCTGAGAATGTCAGTCGGCTCGCCAGGAAGGTCGAGCAGTCTGCGCTTGTACTCGGTCCAGATTGCAGCCGCCGTCATGTCCGTATTCTGCGAAGCATACGGCATGGTGCTGTAATCCCCCGTCCCTGAACAGGACGCCTTACCCTGGAGCTTGTCCATAAAGTCCTTGGCTACGTTGAGCCTGCCCATGAGCGACGGGCCAAGAATGAGTTCTGCGGCACGCGGCGGCAGTTTGATGCCAACTTCTCCGCCACCCTTGCCCTCGATTACCTGGCGAAACTTATCCGGGTAACTCTTGGTGCTCTTGCCTTCAGAGATATAATCGGCCACGGCCTGCATGTGCAACCGCTCGTCCCGATTATCGTTCTGCGCCCGCGCAAAGTCCGTGAGGTCTTTGCCGTGGACCGCAGATCTGGAAAGCGCGGAAATCTCGCTTACCACTTCATCGCGCAGCATCTTTTCCTTGTCTCTGATACGACCCTTGATCGCATCGACCTTGGACTTGATGCCCTCGAAGTAGGACGACTTTTTCTCCAACTCATCCTTCAGAATCTTGAGCCGGGTTTCGTCCTTGTCCGTGTCAATCTTTCCCTGCAAGAGGTCCATTTCGGCAATCGTCGCCTTGGCCTCTGTCTGCAAGGAGTCAAGCTCCGTTCTGTCCATCGTGCTGTCAGTAATTTCCATCGTTCTTTCCTTTTGTTGTTGCGTCTTGCAGCGGTGTTTCTTACACGCCTGCCAAGATGCTCTCCAAATCCTCGTGATACTTCTTGACCTGTTCGGCTTCGGGTGTGGCGTCGGTATCCTGTGCGGAGTTCTCCGCGTGGGTGTCCGTGTCTTCCGCTTTGCCTTCCGGTTCGAGAATGTCCATACGTTCGGCCACAAGTTGGTTCAACTCGGTGGTCTTTGCCTCTATTGCGTCTCGGTTCGCTTGCAGCTTCGCCTTGGCGGAGTCGTCCGCGCTATCGGGGATCGGCTGTTCAAGCGCCGCCTCAGATTTCGCGCCTGTAATCAGGCACAGTTCGTTGATCGGGATCGTGGTCGTGGTCACTTCGTACAGCGCCAGTTCCTTGAGTTCGCGTATCGCCTTGCCCTCAAGTTCGATCATGTCTGAATCTTTGGTCACAAAGCCGACGGAGTAGTGCCCGATATGCCCGTCGATAATGTTCTGTCGAATCTCCTGCGCTGTACGGGTTCGGCTCAGGACTGAATGCGTCCACAGCCCGTACTCATCTTCCTTCGCCTCGGTCACGGTGCCGATGACTTCGCGCGCACCGCCCCCGTCGCGGAGGTGGACGGCCATCAGCTTCACCTTGCCCTGCGGCACACGCTGGCCGATGGTCTTCTTGAATGCGCCGGGCCGAATCACGTCGCCTATGGAATCAATGTTATTGAATACGGCGGCGTACCCCTCGACCCAACCCGGTTCGAGCTGCGCGACCTTGCCCTCAAGAATAGGCGCAGCGGTCATCTTGGACATCGGGCAGTCTTTTTCAACGCGCTCGGCTGGAATCATAATCCGCCTGGATTTGCCCGTAGATGTCTCGGTTGACACTGCCCCCATATCATCGGACGTGTTGACCTGGGTTTCGTCCCAGATTCTTTGACAAACTGCGGCCCTCTGTTCCTGTTCAGGGAATTCACTGTTCGTCGTTTCATCCCCCATGCACCGGCTGACGAAATCCTGTTCCGTCTCACCGGCTCTTGGTGTCGGCAACGGCATTTTTAAGCCCCCTTCAATTTCGCCCCACGATGCCCCAAAACAGTGGACGGTTAGTGGTCGTGCGAGTTGCCCCGCCCGGTGGCGCACCACTAACCGTCCTTATCGCCGGGTGATCGGCCCAGCGCAACTTACGCTATTTCAAAACTTGCCTTTCGGACATTTACCCTTGACCCTCTTCCCGCAACATCTCAATTCATTGCATCGGTACGTTGAGTGCCTCAAATAATGCGACGGGCACGCTTCGCAAATCGCCTTCATCGCCGGTGTGATTCTGCGGCTCATGTTTCGCTCACCTGTTCGGGCGTCACCACGGGCACAACCGCGCATCGACAGTTCGGATGCACGGGCGGCTGTTCAACGCCATTGCTGAACGGCTTGCCAATCTCCTGCTGCTCGCCATCCGTCGCCGCGCATACAGGGTCAGTCAAGCCGTCGATCGTCGCAACCCATTCCACCGCGCCGATACCCTCTTCCCTGTACGCCTGCATCGCCCCATTGTTGTACGCCCATATCGAGGTTGTACGCGCCATCAATTCTGCCCGCGTCTTGTTCGCCGCAAGCCCCTTCAGCCTGAACAGCTTCGCCTTGTCGCGCCACGTCATGTCGGTGGCGATTGCAATCTCCTGATACCGCCCGAATCGCGCCGCGCTGGTCGCGCTCTCCCGCTTGCTTGTCTCTTTGATATATTCCTCGACATCGGCCCGAAGTACACGTTCTTTCAACCGTTCGTCCGCGATGGCAATCTCTACGGGTTCGGCGGCCTTGCCCTCTAACCGCAAACCCAATTCTTCCAGCCCCAGGTTGTAG